ACTACTCAGACCTCTGGGAAATGGGAAATACCGAGAACCCGAGCAGGGACCCACAGTTTATCTCCTTTCGGCTTTCAACCCGCGACAATGTTGGATACGGACTCACAGCAGCTAACTTCGACTCCATTGTACGACAACAGGCAGAATACCTCGTACCCCAGAACGTCGATGGATACTTCATCGAATCACGAGACGCATACTTCGCGTCGCAGTCAATCGAAGGAGCCTTTGATACTGACGCACCTACAGAGCTTCCGCCACACAGGGGACATCGGTACGTCCAAGGATGTGACCCCGGTATTTCTTCTGACGCAACATGGACGGTCGTACTCGATTATACGGACCGAACTCGCATCACCGCAGTTCGCGCACGAAAGCGTGAGGGAAAGCAGACGATCCCAGCAGTAGTCAATATGGTTAGGGAGAATGCCTTGCTTTATCAGCAAGACGGAGCATTCTGCACAACGATTGTTGATGAGACTGGCCTTGGTGGAAGACTTTTCCGACAAGAGTTTAGCATTATCAAGCCACTTCGTGGGTACGACTTTGGCGGCACAAAAGCAAAGAAGCTTAATCTTCTTGCCACGTTAAAGTCAATGCTCGATAAGAAGATGATTGTTATTCCTCGTGGGCAACCATGGGATGACCTTCGACGACAGTTGTTCTCATACAAGCTTAACGACAAGAAACTTACTACCGATGCGGTAATGGCACTTGCCCTTGCGGCATGGCACGCATCAAGAAACCCAGAGCAACCAGTTAAAGACCCGGCATTTACGTATTATGGAGGAAGTGATTAATGGCTAAGGTTCGAGGAATCCCAAAGGCGTTCCAGGGAACGCGAGCAATTCCAGGGCAGTATACTACTGACCCTGATATCGCCACGCCTGAACAGATCCGTTCTATTGGGACAGCCCTTGACAAGGCAAAGAAAATTGGACAGGGACAGCGCGTTGATACCCTGATGCCTAAGTCTAGCCCTCTAGTATCGTCCCTAAAAGCCCCTAAAACAGGCCCAGGAGCGACGGAGAGGGCCCCTGCCCCCGCGAGCCAGGGCGTATCCGCAACTTCTCCTGAAATTGTAACTTCTCCTACAATTCTTAATTATTCAACTGGGTCAAAGGGCACCCCAATTAAAAAGAATTACGCAAAACTTGATGTTAGTAAGTTGAGTGAATCTCAGACTGCATCCATTAAAATGCTTAAGGCTTCTCTTGAGATTCAGAACGTTATTCCAGAAGAAGACCCTGGGTTCAAACTATTTGGTGAAGTGCTTATGCGCAAGCAGACAACGGAGCCAGAGCAGAACCGACTTCGTGCAATCTTCCGACGTTTTGATAACCTCTACCATCCAAACATTGTGACGCTTGGTGGAGCAGACCATTGGGCAGATGACGCAACAGCTCGAACCGCTGGTCGAGCCCACGTTTCAGTCAACGTCCATGCTGCGTACGTCAACATTCCAGCTTCGTTGCAGGCAGTGATGCCAGTGATTAACTACGTCCCAGAGGGACAGGATAATGATTCACGCGCTAAGGCAGCTAACGCAGAAAGGCTGTTTTTTCGCTGGGCTGAAGAGAATGAGTTTGACCTTGTTCTTGAAGACGCATGCTTTATTAAGGCGCTTTACGGATACACTGCAGCTAAGATTTATTGGGATGCAGAAAAGCAGATGCCAAAGGTACGCATTGTAGAGTCACCAGAAAACCTCTACCTTGGATTTGGCGTGTCTGACTTTAGCCGAGTAGACTGGGCTCTTTACTGCTACGGCATGTCTCCGCAGGCAGTTGAAGAGGATTATGGCATTCGAGTTGTCCCAACACAGCAGGGTGGCAAGTGGTACAACTACACCGCCTCAACCCATGATGATCCAATTGCCAACGTTTACCTAAACCAATTTGAGCGCAACCCACTTCGACGCGAAACACCGTACGAGATGCAGCAGGTTGAAGTATACGACTACTGGTACAAGGTTCCTGGAGTTGCAGGCAAGGCTCCAACAGTTTATAACGCCATATTTGTCGGCAACACACTGGTAAAGAATACAAAGCATGCAGAGTTCCGAGGGGACCTACCATACATCCTTCTCCCCAACGCCAAGGTTCCTGGAAGCCCTTACGGCAAACCGGAACTGTATGACGTT